TTGAGAGAGAAATCCGGGTCATTTGCTAAAGTTTGTTCCCCCCAAGATTTGACTGCATCTGCCATTTGTGTTTCATTTGCAGACTGAGATGCGTTTGTAAATCTCTTTTGAGTTTGTTCACGCATTGCTCGTTCACGATGTAAACTCGCTCTGGCTTGAGATAGTTCTTTAGCTGCATCCTCGTCCAAAAAGCCGTCATCGACTTTCTCTTGAATATCTTTTGGTAGATTCTTTCCAGTTAAATTGCCGACATTATTCAAATGAAATTGCAGCATTTTATAACCCTCTTCAGGATTATTCCGCAGCGCAGACATAATTTTAAAACCTTCAACTGCATCTTTCGCAGAAAGGTTATTTGCTTGAATAAAGTCAGTAATTTTTTTGTACTGTTCAGAATCATTTTGATATTTTTTTGAAAGTTCTTTTAACTCATTTTTTTCGGCAATGAGTTTCTGGAATCTCGGATGTTTATTAAAAGGCACGTTGGAATAATCCTCGGATTCATCTTCAGCTTGCGCTTCCGATGTTTCTTCAGATTCTACCTCCATTACCTCTTCTTCCGTTTCTTCTTGCGAAACCTCTTCAGATTGTTCCTCTGCTGGAAGTGCATCCTGCACAACTGCCAGCAAACTTTCTTCGGTTTCTACAGCATCTGACGATGATGCCTCTGGTTCGTCAACATTTTGTGCTTCAGTAACTTCGGAAGACGAATCCTCAGTTATTTGTTCTTCAGCGTTTTCCATAATACGTCTAGTTTAATTTAGGTTGTTGATTTCCAAGTTCAGGCGGTTTGCCTTGGCTTGGATTGGGAGCATTATTGCCCCCCTGTCTTCCTTGAGACTCAGGACTTCCCTTTCCTCTCTCGACATTCGCCCTCCCACCTTGCGCCATGTTTTGCGCTACTATGGAAGGAATTTTTTCTGCTAATGCTTCTGATACATCCATTTTATCATCCAAGCGTTTAAGCAATTCTTTTGCAAGGAATTTCGGATCAATCCCTGGAATCTGGATGAGAAATGGAATGATTCTTTCTATGTTTTGAAGTTCAGCAGCTTTATTAGGTTTACCTGTACTTCCTGCTTCAATTTCTAAATATATTTCATTTAAAATATCTTCTCTTAAAAACTCAGGCCATACTGCACCTTCACCTACAATTTTAATTACCTCATCTTTGCTCATCTCTAAGAGCAATACTTGTCCTGCTGCTCTGGTAATCTCGGACATAAAACTGTCTAAATCATCTATGTTTGCGCCAATAGCAGACATTCTTGAAGATTCTGCGATGCTAGTTTCGGTAGCCGTTCCTTTCGACACCTGACCAAAATTAGCCTCCTGTTGACCTACTACAAGTTGGACATCATCAAAAATAGTTCTTACTTCATATAAGTTAGGGTCAATCCCTATTTGCCTTATTGGTTGCAGTACATCATCCACCTTTTGTCCTGCCGTTAATGCCTGTAATTCTAAGACTGCATTAGCTGGAGGATCACGCAATAAATTTTTATCATCATCCTCAAGCATCCCGGCTGGAGCAGCGTACTTAGGTCTATTCGCTCTTCGATGTTCTCTAAGTCCTTGCCTTGCCCGATTGTATTCATGTTGCATTGGAAGCAGAAGTTTTACATCGCTTGGAGGATAAAGATGATCCTTATGCTCAATTTCATTAAATGTTAAGGAAAAGAAAGGCCAGAAAGTTTCCAACTTTACTGGCGGTGCATCTGGCTCTTCCAAGAAATTTTCATATCCATCACAAACTACATATTTAAGTCCAGAGTTTTTGTCGTAAATTTCCCAGACTAAAGCTAGACCATCTCTCATATTATCCCCATTTTGACCCTCAAAATACTCAGTTCTATATTTGTAATTTGATCTTGAGGACATTTCCTTGCCTTTGATGTCATAAGCAAGATAATCCTGTTCGATGTCTACATCATAAATTTCCTTAACTTCTTCAGGACTTAAAAATAATTCATGTGCTACCCAAGTTGCTCCAACAAACCCCCTGAGTTGCCGACACATAGGGTCTACTATAATTGAATCACATTCTGGAAAATCAAAAACTAATCCTTCTTGAATTGTTACTAATGGCTCATTCTGAAGTGCTTCCAAGCTAAGAAGCAACTCTTCCATTTGAGCATCAACTTCTGTGATATCTCCTTTTTTTGCCTCCTGAGTGAGCCGTCTTAAATGGTCAATTTGTGCTTGCACATCAGACATTTTTGCAGAGACTTCTGGTAATCTATCCATCTCACGCTGATACCCGACTTTTACAAACCCGACTGAAGTTGTAATAACCCTGCGTACTAACGCTTTCATCTGGCTTTTAAAAGTTGGTTGTTGTTCATCCATGTAATATGAAAAAAGCAACTCCAGACTTTCAGCAACTTTGTCAAGCATTTTTCTGCCTTGCTGGACAGACTCATAATCCTGTATTATCTGTGCCTCCTGCGGATTTGGTGGCATCTGATTCATAGCTGCCATTTGGATTGCCTTATATGCTTCAGCTAAAGTATCCTCATCACCATCCCAAAATTTGTAATCTAATCTTTTTCTTCTGGAAGCAACTGGCTTGGGATTCTTGGCATAGAGTGCAGCCGTCCTTTGGTGAACGTGCCTGTGCAGGATGTTGGCAATATAATTGTCCTGATGCCAGCCTTTATCTGCATACCCTTTAAAAACAGCCTCCATGTCTGCTTTCATCTGGTCAAATGCCTTTTTATGGTACTGCTTTGCAGACTTGACTTTGCTAATAAGCTGAGAAACTAAAGCCTTCCTTCTCTCAGGAATTTCTTTTTCTTCTTCTTCGACTTCAATAGCCTCTACTGTTACCTGTTCAATTTCTAATTCCATTTACCAACCTGAAGTTTGTGAAAGATTTAGTTCTTTTTGTCTTAATTTTGCATCCCATTTTATCCAAGCCATTGTGCCAACTTGGGGGAAGTTATTTCTTTGTCTTATACCATTGGGTGATCTTAACTCACCCAATCCCATTCCAATCCAACTTAAAGTATCTACAAAATCGTCATGCCGGGAATTAGGGAACTTTAATAACTCATCTACTGCCTTACCACCCCATGCACTTGTTTTAGGAAAGAAGACTTTCTTCATTGCCATACGCCCAATCATACTCTGGCTTCGCTGTACTTTATTCGCTACCGGGGTAACTTCTTCAATTCTGCAATGCGTAGATGTTTCAAACATCCTTTTTCTTAAAAATGGAGCAATTGATTTAGTAATATGCCCTTTTTCTGCCCACCAAATTAAAGGTTTATGTTTTGTCATAAATCCAAGCATTGCTTTTACCACCATATCTGTGGGTTGCCTTGCCCACCAACAGTCTAATAAATAAATATCATCTTCTTCATCTACTCCAACAATTAACAAACAAGTTAAATCGTGTCTTGACTTATCAATACCAACAGCGTGATCAGAAGCAGCATAAATTTTTAAGTTCTTTGGTAAATCTTTTTTCTCATAATACTGTATGTTTTCCCTCTGGAATAAATCCCCATCTTCAGGGCTAGGCTGTTGCTGGTATAATGCAGAAAATCCTCTTGGGTCTAAATTCCTTTGTGCTTCCAAAAAATCTTTATTAAATCTTTCAGGCCACAAAACTTCATCTTCTTTACGTTTAAGAGGATCATTTTCTCTAGCAAAAGCTGGTAAGTTTATAATTTTCCATTTAGAGCATTCATCCTTCGTATAATGGGGGTTAGACGAATCAGTTAACCTTCCTACTAAATCATCTTCATGCCAGCGTGTAGTAACAATTACAACCTTTGATTTCTCAGTCATTAGTCGTGTCATAAATACTTGTGTGAACCAATTCCAAAGAGTTTCTCTAAGCGTAGGAGACATAGCCTCAACAGAGTCTTTAATAGGATCATCAACAATAAGAACATCGCCACCACGGCCAGTGATACTTCCACCACGGCCGACAAAAACCCCCATACCACCATTTTCAGTCTGGATACGAGATTTAGATGCACCTCCTTTCCTAAATTGAAATTTTGGAAAAACTTGTTTAAATTGGGGTGTTGACATGATTGATCTACAATCTGCTCCGAAATCCTGTGCAAAATCTTCATTATATGTTGCAAAAATAATAGATTTATATGGGTCTTTACCTAAAAGCCAAGGGATAAAACGCCTTGAAACCATTTCTGATTTACCATGCCTTGGAGGTAAAGTAATAATTAGTCTTCTTATTTTTCCCTTTGTTATCTGTTCAAGAGTCTTAGCAATTGCCCTATGATGCCGTGCATCCTTGAACATTGATTCTTCAATGTTATTAGGATTATTTATAACTGGCATTGTAAATTTAACAAACTTGAGAAAATCATCCTTACATTCAAGAGCCAGTTTCTGCCTTTTTGCAGCAGCGATCTGCCTTTCAATTTCTTCTAACTTATTTAGTTCTTCTGCCACTAATCCTGTATTCGTTACAATTAAGTCTAATTAATGTTGCTAGTTCATCTGACTGCGCTTTTTTCATAGTTTCAACTTTTGTACTGTTATCAAATTTTTGTCTCATCGTGTCAACGGCACAATCGCAGAGTGGGTAATAAATTTGTTCTGGTGTCTGTATCCTCCTGTAAGCAATCGAACATATCTGCCAATATTCCCGAATGTGTGCCGTTGTGAAATTTCCAGAGAACGCCTGTTCTGTCTGAGAAGTTTTCACGCACGAAATTAGGTTCAAACTCAATAACAAGATCGCTATTTTCAAGTTCAAGAATAATTTCCATATC